CAGAAAAGTTAGACCTGGATATTGACAAAGAAGGATTTATAAAGTATATTGGAGATATATTAGTTGAAATTATGGATGAAAGAATAAAGGATGGGACAATCATTGATGACAAATAGATTAGAAGACACAATACTGACAAACTTAATATTCAATGAAGAATATACAAGAAAGGTGTTGCCGTTTCTTAAAGATGAATACTTTGGTACAAGAAGTGATAAAATTATATTTTCACAAATTTATGATTTCGTTAATAAATATAATAATCTTCCGACTAAAGAGACCTTGATTATAGAATTAAATACTCGTAAAGATATAAATGAGGAAGAATTTAAGGCTATAAAAACAACAATCGCAGGACTTAATCCTGTAGAAGCAGATTTAGAATGGTTGTTTGATACTACAGAGAAGTTTTGTAAAGACAAGGCGGTAAACAATGCAGTACTTAACGGCATTAAAATCTTGGATGGAAAAGACCAGAAAAGAACTCCAGAGGCCATTCCTTCAATTTTATCTGAAGCTCTTGCTGTGTCTTTTGATAATCATATTGGGCACGATTACATTGATGACGCAGATGATAGATTTGATTGGTACCATCGTAAGGAGTTAAAACTTCCATTTGACTTACAATATTTTAATAGAATAACTAAAGGTGGCGTACCACAAAAGACTTTGAATGTATGTCTTGCTGGTACTGGTGTAGGTAAATCGCTGTTTATGTGTCATCTAGCGGCTTCAAGTATACTTGAAGGTAAGAATGTTTTATACATTACATTAGAAATGGCAGAAGAAAGAATTGCTGAAAGAATTGACGCTAACTTATTAGATGTTACAACAGACGATTTACTTGCATTACCAAAACAAATGTTTGATGATAGAGTACAAAGATTAAAAGACAAAAGTCCTGGTAAGTTAATTATTAAAGAATACCCAACGGCGTCTGCTCATAGTGGACATTTCAAAGCATTATTAAATGAACTTGCATTAAAGAAAAGTTTTAAACCAGATGTATTGTTTATTGATTATTTAAATATATGTTCTTCTAGTAGATTTAAAGGTGGTAATATATCATCATACTTCTATGTAAAAGCAATCGCAGAAGAATTAAGAGGTCTTGCTGTAGAGTTTAAGTTACCTATATTTACTGCTACTCAAACAACAAGAACTGGTTTCGTATCTACAGACATTGGTCTTGAAGATACTTCAGAAAGTTTTGGTCTACCTGCAACGGCAGACTTTATGTTTGCATTAATGACTAGTGAAGAGTTAGATAGTCTTAATCAGATGAAAGTAAAACAATTGAAAAACAGATATTCAGACCCAGCGATAAATCGTAGTTTTATCATTGGTGTTGATAGAAGTAAAATGAGATTGTATGATGTAGAACAAAAAGCACAAAATATAGTAGATAGTAACCAGGAGAAAGATATTGAAGAAACTGACCCATACGATAAGTTTTCTGATTTCAAAGTTTAATATGCCAAGAAAAAACACAGCCCCCATAACACAAAAAGGAACTAAAAAGTTGGAACCTGGAGAGAAACTACACTATACAAAGAGTATGGTAAAGAAACGAGGTAAGATTTACTGGAGGGTTACTGAAAAACCTACAGGTACTATTGTAAAAGATTATTTTTTTGAAAAGGACGCTAGAGCATTAGTTAGATTTCAAAATAAAGAAAGAGTATGGGAAGCAAATGGAGGTATTCCACACTTCCTTTGTGAACAAATTAATTTGAAAAAAAGTTAAAAAAAATGCTTTTTTTGCTTGACAAGCTTTATAGGTCGTGTTATAGTATATACATAATCAATAGAAAAGGACTAAATTATGACTAACTTCACTAACGACCCTATCAATTTTCTTTCTGCCAACGAAGGTCAACTTGAACTTCATACTAAAGAAGGTCTTACATATATGACCGATAAGGTAGAAACTATCGCAAAGATTTTATCTAATCACGGTGTTCCTGTTTCAGTAAACACTTCATCTTCAATGGACTTTGCAGATGAATATGGTTTCGCAAATTGGGACGGTGCTCAAAAACTTTGGGCAAGTGCATTAGAACTATTAGGTTACTCTGTAGAGTAGTTTAGTAGGGTGTAGTAGTGGCATAGACCTAGGTTATAATACTACTTAAATGTGTCCTGAAACAATCGCCTGCCAAGGAACAGCCCATTTTCATTCAACAATCTCACAATTATTCTGCTCGTAGCTCAACTGGATAGAGCACCAGTCTTCTAAACTGGATGTTGCAGGTTCAAGTCCTGCCGAGCAGGCCAATTGTTTTTAGTGCTTGACATAGGGATAAATATGATGTAGTATATTCTTAATATTAACAAATGGAGATATTTAAATGGCAGTTTTAGGAAAGACAGATTTTATCCGAGACGGTAGTAACTATCGTTCTTCTGGTGGTAAATATGCTGGTAAAACTAGATTTGAAATCGTTGATTTGATGATTGAGAATAATGAAACTTTTGTAGAAGGCAAAACATCTACTGGTCGTAAACTAAAAGCAATTAGACGAGTATCTAAAACAAATGTCTATCCTGTAATATTACAAGTTAAATCTAATACAGGAAAAGATATAGAAGAAATTTCAATTACAAAAATTTTTAAGTCACCACTATTTGGTGGTGGAGGTGGTTCAGGTGGTGGTGCGGCCGTAACTGCTGTAACAGAAAGCGCTCAATGTTATTATTGTTCACTTGCTTTCAATGTTAAACGAGGACCAATTAAATTAACAGATTGTACAGACGCTAATTTAATGAAGGCGGCCAAGTATGTACAGGCAACCGTACAAGTAAAAGCAATGGTAGATAGATTACCAGACGATTGGCCTACTACACTAATCAAAAGTGCAAACGAAATTTATAAAAAATATAGTAGTAAAGTTACAGGTTCAGTATACTTTCATAGAGGTTCACCTTTTATGGATAAAGTATATAGGGCAAAGAAAGAAGTTATGAAGTTAGATAAACAATCAGGTACACCACAGGCACCTGGTTCGTTTTCAGATGACAAATGGAATCCTGGTGACATATGGATGACCACAATGTCTCCTGGTGCAGACCCTTTGAAAGAATTTCAGAAAGATTGGTCTATATTAAATCAAGCAGTTTTAGATAGGGCAGGTCGTCTGCAAAATCCTAAAACATTTTTACTTGGTATCTCATTAAAGAAATTAGGTAACACCGTAACACTAAAAGAGTTTAATTCTCCAGGCAGAATTAAGATGGTTAAACATCAATACAAAGGTTATAAATGGGGTACAAATAATAAATTCTTTTCATCAATTGATATGTATATGGGAATGGGTACTGGTCAAGTCCAGTTTAGAGCATTTGCTTCTACATCATCTTGGCAAGGTGAAATAAAAGGTGTATCGGCCGCAGGTGGTAAAATTGGTGGTGGTAACTTAAACTTTTATTTAGAAAGACATTTACGAAAAAGTATTGGTGGTGGTCTTAAAGGTAAGAGTTGGAAAGAAACACCAGGTAATCAAGTTAAGTTAAATGAAATGTATCTACTATTTAAGAAGTGGGTACCAAAAGACCAACTAGTAGAACCTAATGTTTTTATTAGTATGTGTATTGAGAAAGGTGGTAGTTTTATCTTCTCAAAAAATATGTGTTTACAATTTTTAGACACATTTATGTCAGGTACATCTAGTCAAAGAAACGATGTTTGTACTGATATTATTAGATATGCTTCTAGTAGTAGTGACCAATCTTCTTTTTTTGTGAAGGTGTCATAAAACTTATAAATAGTAGCAGACGAAGTGAATAGTATATTGATGGATAGTTTATTTGTATATGGAAAAAATGAAGGAAACCAATGTTTAGTTTTAAAGGATATTCTTCTAGTGGTGCGAATACACACCTAGAACACCTAGAAGATAGTATAATCAACGATGGCGCTAAGGGTGGCAGAAATGCAATTGCATTTTTAAAATCTTTACAAAAAATGCTCTCGGCAAATGTTAGCAATAAAGTTAATGTTACCGTGAAATGGGATGGAGCGCCTGCTATCGTTTGTGGTACTAATCCTGAAAATGGCAAATTCTTTGTCGGCACAAAATCTGTATTCAACAAAACACCAAAAATCAATTACACATCTTCAGATATAGCACGAAACCATCCAGGTGGTGTCGGTGCAACACTTCAAATAGCATTAAGAGAATTAAAGAAACTAGGTATTAGAGGTATCGTACAAGGCGATTGTCTCTTTACTAACGACACAAAGAAAGTCGTAAACATAGATGGTCAATCTATGATATCATTTACACCTAACACAATCACATATGCAATGCCAGCCAATAGTGCAGTAGGTAGAAAAATTGCAAGAGCAAGAATGGGTATTGTATTTCACACACAATATAATGGTAAGACTATGGATAGTCTAAACGCTTCATTTGGTTATGTATCAGGAATTAGAAGTGGTAGTGTATGGGTACCATCGGCACAATACAAAGACGCTAGTGGTAGTGCAAGTTTTAGTCGTGCTGAACTTACAAAGTTTAATGCACAATTAAGAATGGCAGAAGGTAGTTTAAATAAGGCCGCACCATTACTAAATCAATTTGATAGTAGAGACGAATTATCTGTAGGTTACAGATTAAAAACTTATTTCAATAGTATCGTAAGAGGTACTTCTGGTATGGGTAGAGTAAAAGATTTAGTTGATAAGTTTCCAGATTACTATGAGAACTTTATCAATGCAGAAATAGACGCTAGAAAAACACCGAAAGGTAAAGAAAAATTTAAAGTCGCAAAAGAAAACAATACAAAGTTTATTGCTCGTAATAAACAATCTTTATATTTTGCAATCGCAACTTATGTAACATTACAAAATTGTAAAGGTATTGTATTAAGTAAACTTGCACAAATACAAAGTGTAGGACATTTTTTGAGAACTGATAGTGGTTATAAAGTAACAGCACCTGAAGGTTATGTTGCAACTGACCGTGTCGGTAATGTTGTTAAACTGGTAGATAGATTAGAGTTTAGTAGAGCAAACTTTACTATCGCCAAAGATTGGGTGAAAGGTTAATATGTTATATGATACAACAGGTTCAGGAGGCGCAATGCTAGGATTTAAAGATTACATAATAAATCATTTGTTAGAAGCAAAACAAACTAGAATTATTATTATGGGTGGTCCAGGTTCTGGCAAGTCAACTTATTCAGAATATTTAATTAGACACTTTGGTATTAAACACATTTATCCTGGTGGTCTATTAAGAAAAGAAATAGACAAAGGTGGTCCAGAAGGTATGAAGATTAAAAAACTTTTAGACCAAGGTAAGTTTGCACCAAACGATGTTGTACTAAAATTAGTAAAAGAAGCATTATCAGAAGATGACGCTTCAAAAGGATATGTTCTTGATGGTTATCCTAGATATATGCAACAAGTAAGAGATATGGAAAGAGAAGGTATCGCTTATGATGTTGTTGTTTATCTTGAAGTTAGTGAAGAAGAAGTAATTAAGAGACTGACAAAGAGAGGTAGAAAAGATGATAAGCCAGATATTATTCGTAGCAGAATTGCTTTATACGAAAAAGAAACAGGTCCAGCGATTGAACACTACAGAAAAAAAACAGGTTTCATTTCTATCAAGGCTCAAGGAAAAGAACCTGGCGACATTGCAAAAGATATTATCAGGGAGATAGAAAGTGAACTTTAACGATTATCAGAATTTTACAAGTGTAACAGCAATTTATGATGACAAAGATAAAATAAATTATCCTATGATTGGACTATGTTCAGAAGTAGGAGAAGTTGCAGACAAAATTAAAAAGAATATGAGAGACGGAAACACATATTCAAAAGAAGATATCGCAAAAGAATTAGGAGATTGTTTGTGGTACATCGCTGCTTTATGTAGAGATTTAGATATCAATATGGAAGATGTAGCAGAAGCAAATTTAGAAAAGTTAAGAAATCGTATGAAACAAAATACAATTTCAGGAAGTGGTGATGACCGATAAGTATAGACCACTACCAGATAATTTGACAATTAAACTATCGCAGATAGAAGGTTATGGTATATTCGCAAAAGAAAATATTGATAAGTGGACTGACTTGGGTATTGGTTGGTTAACACACGGAAGAGAATTATTTAGAACACCATTAGGTGGTTTCATTAATCATAGTGATAAACCTAATGTACAGAAAATTGAAGTTGATGGAAAATATTATGTACAAACATTAACAGATATTAAAAAAGGAGAAGAGATAACTTTAAAGTATACTCTTTACAAAGTATGAAACAATTTAAATCCATAATACAAGAGGGAGTTTACGACCCAGGTATCTTCAAGGCGTTCTTCCTTGCAGGTGGTCCAGGTAGCGGTAAGACATTCGTTACTAGTAGAACTACCGTTGGTATGGGTCTAAAGATGGTTAACTCTGATACAAGATTTGAAAACTATTTAAAGAAGGCAGGTCTATCTTTAAAAATGCCTGACAATGAGGCAAGTGTAAGAGACCCATTAAGAGCAAGAGCAAAACAAGTTACTGGTGACCAGATGGACTTGTATATTAAAAACAGATTAGGTCTTGTTATAGACGCTACAGGTAGAGACTATAACATAATACAGAAACAAAGAAGTATGTTGATGATGTTAGGATACGATTGTTATATGGTATTCGTAAACACTTCTTTAGATGTTGCGTTAGAAAGAAATCAGACTAGAACTAGAACGGTACCAAAAGACATTACAATTAAATCTTGGAATGCAGTACAGAATAATATAGGTCGTTTTCAGAATATGTTTGGTTCTTCACAAATGATTATTGTTGATAATAACAATGCGAGTGAAGATACACTAAACAAAGTTTATAGTAAAGTTAGAAACTATGTAAGGGCACCTGTTAAATCTTATATTGCAAAACGATGGATGGAAAATGAACTCCGTAAAAAGAGATTAGGTATTAGAGAAAGTGTTAATGATATGACACACCCTAAAACAGAACCAAAACCTGTAAACAATGTTGTAGGTGACTGGAAGAATATAGATGTACCATCACCAACTTTAAATGATAGTGAAGAGACTAAATCAGAAATGATGATGATGTCTAAACTATTTGAACAAAGAAACAATGCAATTGTACAAAGTATTAAAGACCACGACAATGAAGTATTTTATGGTATTGAAAGTTACTTAATGAAATACAATTTAGAATATAAAATGAAAGATATTCAAAATCTAAAGAAAATAGGTAGTGGTGTTGTAAGACATTTTAAAAACAAGTTTCAAAGACCAAGACCATATGAACTTGCAGATGGTTTAAATATGAAATTTAATCATATGGAACTTATATCAGATAGTATGAAAACTCCTGCGTATCCATCAGGTCATAGTTTACAATCAAGATTGATTGCAGAATTTTATGGTAAGTTATATCCTAAACATAAACAAAACTTAATTGACTTGGCAGATGAATGTGGTTATGGTAGAGTACTTGCTGGTTGGCATTATCCATCTGACCATATTGAAGGTGTTAACATTGCTAAAAAATTAATCAATATGGTTAATTTACAAGAAAGTATTATTGATATACCAAGAAGAACTTATGCACCTGCTGTATTTGATAAAGAAGATACAAACAATCCTAAAATAAAACCAAGTGTTATTAAACTAATCAAAGACCAATTAAAAGTATTTGAAAAAGAATACCCTATTATGAAGTATGGTTTGATTGGTTCTATACTTACAAAGAGATATAGAAATGACGCAGATTTAGATATCAATGTTTTATTTAAAGTACCAGAAAAAGATAGAGAAGAAGAAAGAACTTTATTATCTCTTAAATATCTATCAACAAAGAATCCTGATAACATACAAGGTAAATTAATACCTGGTACACAACATCCTATTAACTATTACTTTTTAACTGACCCTAAACTTTACAAAGACCAAGAACAAAAGGCAGACGCTGTATTCTCAATTACTAGAAATACTTTTGTCAAAAGACCTGAAGACTTTGAGTTTAATGTTAGTGATTACATTGATGACTTCAATAAAAAAGTACAAGAGTTAGATGTTGTCAAAGGTGAATTAAAAAGAGATATAATAGACTATGACGAATTAAAAGAATTAGGTCCTAAAGAAATAGAAGGTTTACAAAATAAGATATCAAGTAAACTAGATGAGATAGAAAATGATATAGAGGACATAATAAGAATTGGTGACGGAGTTGACGCTGAAAGAAGAAAGGCGTTTGATACAGATATGTCGCCAGACGAAATCAGAAAGTATGCTATAAAAAACAGATTACCTAAAAATGTAATCTATAAGATGTTAGAGAAATATCATTACATTACTTTCTATAAAAAGTGCAAAAAGATTATGGATGACGGAGTTGTAACAGACGATGAAATAGATAGTCTTAAAGAAGCAGTAGGTACACCAAAGAAACATATCGCATTTACATTTGGTAGGTTTAATCCACCAACGATAGGTCACGAAAAGTTAGTAAACAAAGTGGCGTCTGTAGGAGCGAATGATTATCTCATTGTACCAAGTGGGTCTAATGACCCTAAAAAGAACCCATTAAAAGTTAATGACAAAATTAGAATGATGAAAAATATGTATCCTAGACACCAGAGTAAGATAAAACAAATACCTGGCGCTAGAACAGCAATTGAAGTTATTAATAAATTAAATGGTAGAGCAAACGAAATAACAATGGTAGTTGGTTCAGATAGAGTAAGAGAATTTGAAACACTACTTAACAAATATAACGGAGTACAAGCAAGAGGTACTAATTACGAATTTGATAAAATCAATATTGTAAGTGCTGGAGAAAGAGACCCAGACGCTGAAGGCGCTATGGGTATGTCAGCAAGTAAAATGAGAGACGCCGCTAAGAACGATGACTTTAATAGTTTCAAAAAAGGGTTACCAACTTCTTTTAGAGACAAAGAAAAGTTATATGGTCTAGTTAGAAAAGGTATGAACTTACAGGCAAACTTTAGTGGTCCTGGTATAGGTACATATAAACCTACAGCGAGTGTTGAGAGTTTTACTCAATGGCAAATAAGAGACTTGTATATCCGTGAACAACTATTTAACATAAACGATATTGTAGAAGACCAAGAGCAAGATGTACAAGGAAAAGTAATTAGAAGAAGTACAAACTATATTGTAGTAGAAGACGATAATTCTAAACTACATAAATGCTGGATATGGAATTGTATTCCAACAAGTAATATAGACGAAGTAAAATTACACGAAGTAAATCTAAACATAGACTATGGTTTTGAAGCAGTATCAGAAACGGAAGTCAAAATGCAAGAAGAGAAGAACAATGGTAAACAAATTTCTGAAAGAGATAAGATACCGCAAGATAAAGATGTGGCCAAAAAAGACGGTACGCAACCTAAAAAATACTACAAAGATATGTCAAAAGGCACAAAAAGTAAAAGAGCAGATTACTTTGCCAAACAAAAATATAAGAAGTCAGACGATGACAACGATTACAAGGCTGCGCCTGGCGATAAAGACGCTAAGACAAAGACTAGTAAACATACAAAGAAATACCAACAAATGTATGGAAAAGAAGCATACGAAATAGGTAAAGAATACGCCGACCATACGAAGAGTATGACACCTGGTGAACCAGAATATAAGAAAGACGACAAAATAACTGATAAAGATATCAAAGAATGGGCATCCTCAAATGATACTATTGATAAATATAAGAAACGATATGGAGAAAACTATCAAAACGAGATAGATGAGGCTGTGAAAAAGATGGAGGAGAGATTGAAAATTCAATCTTTTAAAGACTATGTTAAGATTTAGTGATTATGTAGGTAAGATAACTACTTCTTTACATTATCATATAGAGAATAACATACCTCTTGCAGAGAATGTGTACAGAGTACATAGTGAAGAGTTTTATAAACTTTTCAGAGAAGCAAGAGACCTCTGGGTTGATGGTTTACTTGATGTTGAAAGTGATTGGGATAGAACTTTATTAGAGAGTGATATTGGAGAGTTTGCAGATTACGAAGGTATGAAAGTACCATTAGATTGTCCAATACAAGAGGAGGAGAAAAAAGACCCACCTCTTAACAAACCTAAAAAAGGTGGACCCAAAAAGTTTTATGTATTCGTAAGAGACGGTGATAAAATAAAAAAAGTAACTTGGGGTGATACTACAGGTTTAAGAGTTAAACTTGATGACCCGAAGGCGAGAAAGAGTTTTGCGGCCAGACATAGATGTGACCAGCAAAAGGATAAAACAAAGGCCGCTTATTGGGCTTGTAACTTACCTCGTTATGCAAAGTCGCTAGGACTTTCAGGTGGAGGTAACTTTTTTTGGTAGGAGGTTTAGATGAGTTGTTTTTACGATATGCGAGAAGACGAGACACAAACTTCTTGGCAGAGAGCATTTAATCACGATGTCAAAGACGAAGAGTTAGTTTGGCATAGAGACGAGAACGATAGAATTGTAAAAGTTATTTCTGGCGTAGGCTGGAAGTTTCAATTTGATAATGAACTACCGATGACTATGGAAGTGGGGAAGAAATTTAAAATTCCTAAAATGACTTACCATAGAATTATAAAAGGTGAAGGACGACTAATTTTAGAAATAAAGGAAATTTAGGAGAAAACAATGACAAGATATACAAAATCAATGAGAGAAGCACTAGAAGAAGTGTGGGCGAATGATGTTGCCATAGAAGAAGGCAAGATGAAAACAATCGCTACTCTTTTTGACCAGGGTAAATCTGCTGAAGAAATTGCGAAGAAAATGAAACTTCCTCTTTCAACTATTAAAACAATTCTAGGTGAGACAGATATCAAAGAAGATACCTTAAACGAATTTACAGACGCTCAAATTGCTAAACTAAAGAAAGAATATATGCCTTTAAAAGGTGCTAGAATTTCTATGGCGAAAGCAAATCAATTGAGAAATATCTTTGATAAGATACCTGACCACGCTCTTCCTAAATTATTTAAAGCAGACATACCATTTATATCTGCAATGTCAGTATCAAGAATGATACAAAAGAAAATACCTGTACCAAAAGGTATTAAACTTTCTGCGTTTGAACAGAAGTCTTGGGAACAAGTACAAGAAGAAGAAACTCCTAAAGAAGAAATAAAAGAATTTAAGAAAATGAAAGTTACCATACGAGATATGGATAAACGAAAACAAGCAATCACAGATTTACAGAAACAAAATTTAGGTGTTTCAGTAACAGGTGGTGTAATCAAAGTTGATGGTAAAGGTAGAGACCTTAATAACTTTGCAAAAGATTTAATGAACTTCTATGGTGCAAATGTTGTTGCTGAAGAAGTTGAAGAGATTAAAGAATACAAAGAGTACCTAGAGTATATGTGTAAGAACTCTGGTCAGGCAAGAGCAATTGCTAATATGTTCAAAGGTAAAACAGGTGGTGGTGAAGTATCTGCCTCTGGTTCAGAAGTTAGAATTGATAGTGCAAAAGATGTAGAGAGTATTCATAAGGCTGTTATTGCGAAGTACGGAGACGATGTAAGAGTAATGACTGCTGAACAAACAAGTTTAGAAGAAGGCACAGGAACTATTAAAGGTTTCAGAGACGATAAAGAAAAGTCTAATATGGTTTCACTTGCTAAACAACACGGTCTAAAAGTATCAGATGTACCTGGTGGTATTGAACTAAAAGGTAATATGAGAAAGATACTAGATATGCAATTGGCAACTAGGTCTCACTTGAAGACAGAAGAAAAAGAAGAAGATATGACTAAACCTACTCAATTAAAATCTTTTAAAGATATGAAAGATGAGAAGGAACCTAAAGAAGAGAAGAAACCTAAAGTAGATGTAGACGCTCTTAAAGACCAAATACAGATGTTGAAAACTAAATTAGAGAATGAAAAGAATAAGGCAATTAAACCTGAACCTAATTCAGAAACAGGTGAAGTACCTTTACAAGTAGGTCTTGCACATAAGATTTTAAGAGATAAACAAGAAAAAGAAAAGACAAAAATGAAAGAAGGTTTTGCTTCAGACGCTCAAAGAAAGGCCGCTTTTGCAAACGGTTATAAAGAAAAGGGCAAAGATAAAAAAGAGGCAGACTTATCTAAATCACAAATTAAGATGGTACATAAAAAAGCAGATGATTTACCGAAGAAATCCTTTAAAGATAGATATGGTAAAGACGGTGATAGTGTAAGATACGCTACTGCTACAAACATCATTAAGAAAAAAGAAAAAATTGAAATGGTAAATCATCCTGCAAAGATGAAGTACGAACAAATTTCTGCCTTAAAGAAAAAGTCAGATAAATCAGGAATGCCTTATGGTATTCTTAAAAAAGTATATGACAGAGGTATGGCTGCTTGGAAAGGTGGACATAGACCTGGTGCAAGTCAACACCAATGGGCTTTCGCTAGAGTAAATTCATTCATCACAAAATCTAGTGGCACTTGGGGAGGTGCAGATAAAGACCTCGCCGCTAAAGTAAAAGGAAAATAATATGGCATATTTAAAATCAAAACCTGGTTCAGTTGAAGAGGCAATCACGGCTGCAGTAATGCAAGAGAAGTTGTCACCTAAACAGAAGAAGATAGATAAGAACAATAATGGTAAGATTGACGCTTCAGACCTTGCAAAATTAAGAGCAAAGAAAGAAGATAACAATTCAGATACAATATTACCAAAGTCTCAATCTCCTAAATCTGACAATTTAGATATTAAAACTACGGAACCTGTTAAAAAAATTACAGATAACAAGTCAAAGACTGATAAAATAGAAGTAAATCCTAAAATTGACTATTCTGCATAAGAAATAGTTAATTTTTTGCTTGACTTTTACTTTTTTATGAGGTATAATACAAGCATAATGATAAAAGGATTAACACTATGAAATACAAAGAATTAAGAAACGATATAATACTAGAGAATTTTAGACAGAATAATAAGAAACTTCCTAGAATATATTGTGATATGGATGGTGTCCTTTGTAATTTTGAGAAGTCTGCCGAAAAGGCAACAGGTATGTCCATAAATGCTTGGGCAAAAGAACCTGGTAGAAAATACAAAACAATCAGAGATAAATGGCAACCAATTATGCAGACCAAAAACTTTTGGGCTACAATGGATTGGAATCCAGGTGGTCAAAGACTATGGTCTTTCATTAGACAATACGACCCACATATTTTATCTGCATATGTAGAACAAACTACTGACCCTAATTGTATTCCTGGCAAGAGTAAATGGGCAAGAACAAGATTAGGAATGTCTGGTAGTAAAGTAAATTTAGTAAAACGAAGAGAAAAACAAAACTTTGCTAAAGTTGGTGGCCTGCCTACAATCTTGATAGATGACTATATTAAGAACATTAATCAGTTTAAGGCAAGAGGTGGCATAGGTATACATCATACAAGTACTGCTAAGACAATATCTGAATTGAAAAAACTTGGCTTCAAATAAGTATAAATAGTATTGTTATAACAAAATTAAGTTAACTTAAATAAGGAGAATTACAATGGGACTATGGGGAGCAGACACGAATGACGAGAGCAAACCTAAAAACCTGACTACTGAGCAAAAGAAAGAAGTTTTTGCTAATAAAAGTGGATGGGTTCAACAGGCAGGCACAAAGGCGTCAGGAAACGACAACACAAGCGCTACACCCGAAGTATTAGTCGCTATTGGTGATTTAGCAACACAATTAGGACAAGCAACAATTGACGCTGTAAACTTTGAAGTTGGACAGACGGTATCTGGTGCTGGTGGTTCAGTAGTAAAAGTATTTGTTCATTTCAACGAACAAGTTACGGTTGCAACTGCTTCACCTCTTATGGTTGTTGATAATGACCAAACTGGTTCAGGTGGGAGTGCAAATTTAACTCTTACTATGGACGGTACGCTTCCAGTAACAAGTGATAGTTTACAATTTTCAGCAACGGCTTCAAATGCCGCTGTTAATGCAACCGATGTTTTATCAATCGGTGCTCAAACTATTGACTTGAACGGTGGAACGATAGTAGACACTATTGGTGGTGGAAATGCAGTAAGAACAATAAGTGCCGCTCAAGGTACTGCTGCTGGCACTATCACGGTTGGTAGTTAGTAAAAAAACAACAATAATAATAATTCTAGGGGACCTCTTCAGGTCCCCTTTTTTTATGTATAAATAGTAGTAATGGTCCTGATATGATGTCAGGAGTAGTTTACCGTTAACTCGGAATTATAGGAGAACTAAAATGGCAGATAAAAAAATCACAGCCCTTGATGACTTGGGCACAGCATTGGCAAGTGTGGATTTGTTCCACATTGTTGATGACCCTTCAAACACACCAGTAAATAAAAAGGTAACGGCAAAGAATGTCTTTAACCGAATACCTACTTACCTAGGACTTGCAGAAACTTCAGAGGCATTAACTAGTGCTTCAACAGCAATCAATGTAACTTCAGCGATTGCAGAAGTAGACCAATCAGGTGGTACAACATCGTTGTCTCTTGCAGATGGTACAGATGGTCAAATTAAGACCGTCATTGCAATTGGAACTGGTGGTAACAATATAGTAATAACACCAACTAATTTGAGAGGTGGTTCAACTATCACTCTAAACGGTGAAGGTGAAACGGTTACTTGTTTATTTAAAAATAGTAAATGGAATGTAATCGCACATAATGGTGCTACAATAGCATAATAAATTTTTGAGGAGATATAATTATGGCTTTATCAATTGGAGTAGTTGAGAAAGAATACAATACATTATTTAAAGAACGAGCAGCTTTGACTGAAACGGTCAATAAGTTAGAACAAGACTTGGCAAATGCGAAGTCTCAACTTAATGCCATACACGGTGGTGTACAAGTTTGTGAAAAACTTTTGGCAAAAGCGGACTCGGACTTAACATTAAGAGAAGCAGAGAAAGAACTTAAACCTTTAGTGGAGCAAAAAAGTGAGTAATATGGATACAATAACTAGAAAATCTGAAACCCTACAGGAAATATTAACTACAAATCCTAACGAAGTTAATAAAGAAAAGGAACTTAATGATTTTGAAGAAGATTTAGTTAATCCTAAATCTGATAAATTAAAAGAAAAAGAGGAAAAAAATGAAAACATTTAAAGAACATTTAAAAGAAGGCAATGGAAAAATGGTTGGTACTTCTACTAGTAATGCAGTAGAAGATGGCAGTATGTCAACAGCCAATTTGAAAGACCCATCCGTTCTACAAAGAGTTAATGCGTTTGTTGGTTCTGTAGCAGATATGGAATATATCAAGGCTCAGTACGCAGTAGACAAGTTAAGAGAAAACCTTATGAGAATAGGATTAGATATTAGTCCTATGAAATTAGAAGGTGCAAGTGGTACGGTAACAGGAGAAGTTAAGCAATTTGGTGGTACTTATGGTAAGACTACTGAAACTAAACCTGAAGATGTGGTAGTAGATAATGGTCCAGGTATTGATAATTTAAAATTAGAAGTTAAATACGAAACATTGTCTAACGGTTCATCAAAGGTTTACGCTAAACTAGTGTAAACATATGTTCAAACAGATAACCGAAGATAATTGGTTATTGTATGCTCAAAAGCATTATGATAATCCAACATTTGAAACTGAAAAAGAATTTTGGGATGATATAAAGAGATTTAAATATCTCAAAAGATTGTTTCGGAAGTATGAACTCACAGGTAAATTAAAGATACGCCTTGTGGTAAATCATATTATCGTTTTACAAAATGTCTTTGGTACAGACGCCGCTATAACTTTATTGTTATATAAAAATGATATAAAGTATTGGCCAATGTTAAAATCTGTTTTTCAGTATCTTAATTATTTGTTTCCGAAAGAGTTAATTGCTTTAACGGAAGACGAATTTATAAAGAGAGAATTAGAGAGACTATAATGGCAAGTAGAGCAGTAGATTTATTAATAGCATATAGAGTGATTAAGTTATTAGTTACTCCGTTTGACAAGCAAGAAGCATTTGCTACAGGTATCATTGATAAAAATGGTAAGGTTTTAAAACCAAACAGACTATTAAAAACATCAAAAGAAAAATCATCGTATACTATGTTACATAGATTTGTTTTTAATCTAAAACGAATACTA